GCATCAACTGAAATCGCCCAATTCGATAATAAATTAAGTGACGCTCAATTCGTTTTTCCGGTACAAATCCAACTTAATATTCAACATCATTCAATTGAAGAAAAAGTAATGATAACCGGTTCACTTGCTCAGCAACTTTGCTATACGGCTATGAGTGATTTTAAAAGCTCAATTGCTGAATTCAAACGTGAATTACTTGATATGCTTCCTTCAAAGAAAAATCAGTTAGAAGAAGTCGAACGTCAACGTTTAAAAGAAATTGAAGATAAAGAAGCAGAAGCAGAACGCCAACGCCTTGCAGCCTTAGAAGTTGAAAGAGCAAAACAAAAGGCTGAATTAGAACAAAAAGAGGGAACGGAAAAACTAAAGTTTGCTTTTGAGCAACTTGTTTATGCACGTACCGGATATATAATTCCAACTCCTGATGAAAATGGAATTACTTTATTTTCAAAACCTACAAAACCAATTGCAGAACTTGAAAATGAATTCCTTTCTCTTAAAGAAGAATACAAAGAAATTCCTGCTTTAGTTGGGTTTGCTAAGTCGATTGAAGATAATGAACAGCAACGCATCGATGCTATTAATGCTGAAATTGAGCGTAATCGTAAAGCTAATGAAGCTATTGAAATTGAAAATCAACGTAAGGCTGATGAAGCTGCTAATCTTTTAAAAGAATCAGAACAAGCTCAATTGAATGCTACAGCAACTGCCACGGTGAATGCAACCGGACAATCAGTGAGTGCAATGGTTGATACTCAGGCAGACTTATTCACAGAAGCTCCAAAAGTCAAAGAGGGGTACAACATCAAGGTTCTAAATCCTGCCGGTTATCTTCAACTCATTTCTTTTTGGTTCGAAAATGAGGGCAAAAACCTTACCAACGACAAAATAGAATCCATGTCGGTCACTCGTATTAAGGCATTCTGCGAAAAGTATGCAGTCAAAAACGATGTGACAATTGAAAGCAAATTACTTGTTTACGAACCTGTTTATAAAGCAAAGTAATCATGGAAAAGCATTCATTCATAGCTGAATTAAAAGCCGACGTAGAGTTTAGCGATAGCGATTTTGAGTTTCTTTTCAAATCTTCAAGAACTCATTACGATAGTACTGTTCAGTCAATTTCTGCTGTTGGTGGGTTTTTATATGGTTTGAAAAACCGTCGAGAGTGGTCCAATGGTGAAAATAAAACTACGGAGTTGAGATTTGGGGATTTACAACTATTATTAAAATCAATTGAATTTGTAAATACTACTCAAGCTCTTGGTTTATATGCTCGCCTTACTGCCATATTTATGGATATGCAAGCTAAGAATATTGAAATCAATGAAGATTTAAAAGTATTCTAATGGATCCTTATTTTGGACGTGCAGAAGTATCAAATTCGGATTTGGGTTGGTTGCTTGACCAACTCAATCCGAAATCAAACCCAATCGATCCCACACAAGCCTTTGCCGATGGAAATCTACTCGATGCCATGATTACCGAATCTCACAAGGTCGATTATTTCAAACGCACCCGGGAAGATGTAATTTACAAAAAGGCCACTTTCGACAATACCATTAAAATGAAACAAGCCTTTTGGCGCGACCCTTTCTGCCAGCAATTAATGGAAGGTGCCAACGCTCAAAAGATAAGCATTCAGCACAATGCAAAGCTTAGTTTCGATGGTGTTGAATTTGAACTCGACAGAAGGTGTAAGTGGGATATTTGGAGGGATGACTGGAAATGGGGTGGTGATATTAAAAGTACGGCAGCCGAGACACAAATACAGTTTGAAGCTGCTTGTAAATTCTTTCAGTACGATCGCTCACGTGCCTGGTATATGGATATTGAAGGAGCTGACCGAGATGTGATAATTGGTATATCCAAAAAGAATCACAAAGTATTCAAAATATTCATTAATCGTGAATCAGACTTCTACTTAGAAGGGAAACAAAAGTATTTAGCATTAGCCTATAAATGGCATTTATTATTTGGAAACGGAAGACCATGAGAAAGAAAAAAACAATAGCTGAATTTTCCGCTATAATTGGAGAATTGGCAGCATCGGTTAATCAAACTTACTACTGCGTAGCGGTTGCATTGGATGTTCAATCCGGTAAAACTACCATGAAATATACATCCTATATTCATGGGTTCAACCATATTCATTCAAATACAATGAACGAGTGTATTCTTGAGATGAAAAAGCAAATTGGATTAGTAGTAACCGTAGCTGATAATATCGTATGCGAATAGTAGTTGAAAAACAAGATAAGTACCTAATTCAGTTCGATTACGACCGTAAAATATCGGCAGCAGTAGCAAAGCTGCCGGATGTCACTTACGACTCAAAATTGAAGCGCTGGGAGCTTCCACGCAGGTGGGAATTTGAGGTTCAGATGTTCGCACAAAAGTATTGCTTTGACATGACCGGAAATGTTTCAAAACGACGTGTTTTTGATGTCCCGGCAGAGATGCCAAAATTGGAACAGCATATTGACCTGAAGCTAAAGCCTTACGATTATCAGAACGAAGGTATTGCTTACGGAATTAAACACGGAAGCTGTATCAATGGCGATGCTCCTGGACTTGGAAAGACAGGTCAAAGTATTGCAACGGTTATTGCAAAAAATGAATTTCCATGTCTGATCATTTGCCCGGCAAGTTTGAAACTGAACTGGGAAATGGAGTGGAAACTATGGTCTGACCATAAGCCGGTTATTCTTAGCGATTCAATTAAGCATACTTGGGAAACATTTTATAACATGGGTGTGTACGATGTATTCATTGTGAACTACGAATCACTTCAAAAGTATTTTGTATTGAATATTGATGTTCCAAGAGGCGAACAAATGTTGCTTAAACACATCAATTTCCTTCCAAATATCAACGTATTCAAATCGGTAATTATTGACGAAAGTCACCGTGTGAAAGAAAAAACAACGCGTCAAAGCAAATTATCGTATGGAATTGCTCAAGGAAAGTTTACGCAATTACTCAGCGGTACGCCAATCGTAAATAAGCCAGTTGATTTGATGTTCCAGCTGATGATTATCGATAAGCTGAAGGAGTTTGGTGGATCCGTTGCATTTCGTGAAATGTGTGCCGACGAAGAGCGCTGGCCGGAAATAAACGCAATACTCCGGAACAAATGCTATTTCCGTAGGGAAAAGAAAGATGTTCTCAAAGAACTGCCTGATAAGTTTAGACAAAAGGTTTTTTGCAGTATTTCCAATCAACCCGAATACGATGCAGCAATGGCCGATCTTGAAACCTATTTGCGAGAGTATAGGAAAGCCACAGAGCCACAAATTGCCAAAAGTATGAAAGGAAAAATAATGGTTCAGATTGGAGTATTAAAAAATATTTCAGCTCGTGGAAAGCTAGCAGATGTGAAGGAGTATATCGACGATGTCCTTGAATCCGGGGAGAAAATAGTCGTGTTTATCTATCTTAATGAAGTGGCCGATGTACTCCGAAGCTATTACCCAACTGCACTGTTTTTCACCGGTGCCGAAAGCTCACAAAAGCGAAACGACAGTATCCATAAATTCCAACGATGTGCGGTTTGCGATACACGATACGAAAGGCATAATGATGCCGATCATGAATTTTTACCGACCGACCACAACCTAATATTTGTAAACTACAAAGCTGGTGGTGTTGGAATTACGCTCACAGCTGCTTCTAGAGTTGCTTTTATTGAACTTCCTTGGCATAGTGCCGATACAGACCAATGCGAAGACCGTTGCCACCGTATTAGCCAAAAAAACGCTGTTCAAATATCTTATTTCCTTGGCAAGAATACTATTGACGAAGATATTTACAAAGTAATCAATGAAAAGCGGGAAATGGCAATACAATGCACCGGAGCAGTTGATAATACAGAGGAATCTACATTTGAATCAATCATTAATCTTTTAAAGTAGAAATTTATGTCAGAACTATTCCCTACTGAAGTAATAGAACCTCCTAAGAAAAAGAAGTTCTACAAAGCCGGAGATGGCAAGTTTACCGACAAACTTACCTCCCGAGCTGATCAAGCCGAAAAGCAGTGTAAAATTCATGCTTCCAACGAAGCTTATTACAAGCGACAATGCGAGCGACTACAACGCGAATTGAAAGAAGTAATGGAAGAAAACAAGAAACTAAAATCTATCATAAATGGAAAAACCAACATACAACGAAAAGAAATTTTTGCTTCCTAAGAGTCCACGAAGTATGGCAAGTTATCACGCTAAAGTGATGGAAGATGGTATTATGAAACTTACCATTCACGACTGCAAAGGAAGTATTCAATTGCACAATAATTTGAATC